GCATGTTGTTACCTGCCAGATTGCGGTGTTACATCGTGTAACACCGAGTGCTAACGCACTCCCAAGCCCTGCGTACAGGGCAAGGGGCTACGCTACGAAGTTAGATCATCGGCAGGGGAATTTTCCTGTGGCCCAACGCGGCCACGATTTCTGGATCGCCTGATGCCAGCGCGTGGGCTATGTCCACATGCTTCTCGTACTGTTCATGCATGTGTACGCTGTACTCGCTGCTGGTGTGCGCCTTCGCGTCTCGCAGGAACTCTTGCGCCTTGTGCAAGTGTTCAGCTATCGCCTGAACCTGTGCCTCCAGCGCGTCCCAGAGGACGGATGGGGTGCCCTCGTAAGCCATGTCAATGCATTGGCTCATGATCTTGTTCTTGATGCTCAGGATTTTCTTCACGTTGTTTCCTAACAAGTTGCGGTGTTACATCGTGTAACACCGAGTGCAAAACGCACTGGCAAGGGCACAGCATGCCCTTAGCCGCTACGCTGCTCAGGCTCCAAAGGCCACGGTTAAGTAGGCAACGTACCTGACACCCATCACAGTCACGCCCATACAGGCGTACTCTTCCAGCACTGCGGGGTCGAGATCACGCCCTGCGATGGCATTGAGCCAAGCCATAGCTTCGACCACGTTGTTGAAAGTTTTGTAGACGTTTGAACGCATGTTGAACCTCTTTGACAAGAATTGAAACACCGGGCAAGCAACGCCTGCCCGGAAGGGACACCGTGTTACATCATGTAACACGGCACAGATCACGCCTCAAACGCAGCCCAAAAACGCAGCGCGTCCTTGTTCGACAGTTCACCGTACGCCTTCAACAGCGCCGCGACAGGATCCTTCGCGGCCTTGGGCTTGCGAGCAACCAGCGTGAAATGCACACCAACGTTACGGCTCCACGATGTTGCAGCAGCGCCAACGCGGGTTTCTTTCGTGTGCTCGGTGCCAGTGTGGAAAACAGGCGTACCGTTCTTGCTGATGCTGAAGTTACACGCATACTTGGCTGCGTGTATTGGTGCCAATGCGTAGAACAATGCATCGCTGTCGCAGTCGGCTTGGGCTGCGTACTCTGTGAGGGCTGCGCTGTAGCTGGTGCCTGCTGTGAGGAACGCACCATACTTGGTGCTGATGGTAGAGACGGTCTCGACTGCTTTGGTGATTGCTTTCATGAGGAACCCCTGGTGTGTGTTACATGATGTAACACGGTCGGCTCAGGGCGGAATGCCCCGATCACTGACAACCGCATTTTACGGCTACCCCTATTTCGGCCCGATCCGGCAGCGACCCCGACAGCCCAAATATCACCTGAAGTGAGCGTCCAGACCCCACAGTACCCCCACCAACCCCTTTGGAGAGCCGACGCGGTGTCCCGTCAAAACACTGTTCCGCGCAAGCAATCCATATTTTGTAAAAGGTTTGTCAAACGTACTACAAAAAAATTGCAAAAAATCACGGGTAACACAGCCCCCATAAAAATTTTGCAAAAAAAAGCCACCCAACCGGGTGGCAAAGAGCTTGCAACAAGCTCAAGGAGAAGCATTTGCATTATGCACAAGTTATAGTATATAGTCCAGCACAACGAGGTTCAGAAAAGACCTACGCATGTTTGATCACCTAGTACACGCACCGGCAGCAACGCTAGCCGCAGATTTTAAAGATTTGGCTTATGCAGAACCGTCTGAGCTTTTTTCGGCCCAGGCTGCTACTTCCGCTTGGCTGCAAGACCTGGGGGCCACCCCGGATGATCTGATCTGTTCTGAGTTGGAGACAGCCAGCGCCCGCAAGGCATTCGGCTCGTTGACCACGAACACATCCGACGAAGTGCAGAAGAATAACCTTCTAGTGCTTAAGACTCCTGCTGCGGTGCAGCATCTGACGGGTATGCTCACGGCATATGACTGGGAGTTTGTGCAGCAAGCCAAGGAGCTTCGCGGGTACACCGTCGCCAAGATTTTGGAAGAAACCAATTCGCCCAACGCCAGCATCAGACTGAAGGCGCTAGCTTTGCTGGGCAAGGTCACAGAGATTGGGTTGTTCACTGAGAAGATTGAGGTCAAGAAGACTGAGTTGACGGACAGCGATTTGGAACACCGCATCAAGGAAAAGCTCAACAGGTTTATGGGTGTGGTAGATATTGAAGAAGCCGTCGATGCAACTTGACCAGTTCACCAGCCTGACAACGGAGCAAGCGAAGGCGTTAATGGCCGCGCTGCCCAAGATGAGCTTGGAGGACAAGCTTGAGTTGCTGGAGGATTTGGAGAAGCAAGAAACTCGCGTCCGGTTGAACTCGGCGCGTACTGACATGCTGGACTTTGCTCGGGCGGTGTACCCTGGGTTCAAGGTGGGGCCGCATCACCGCAAGCTTGCCAAGATATTTACGGATGTCATTGACGGCAAAAAGAAGCGCGTGATCATCAACATCGCGCCGCGTATGGGCAAGTCTGAGTTCAGCAGCTATTTGTTCCCGGCGTACTTCTTGGGGAAGTTTCCGCAGAAGAAGATCATCATGGGTACGCACACTGCGTCATTGTCGGAAGACTTTGGGCGGCGCATCCGCAACTTGATTGCCTCGGAGGAGTACCAAGAACTGTTCCCGGCAACGACGGTTGCAGACGACCAGAAGGCCGCAGGCAAGTGGAGCACTGGGGCAGGTGGGCAGTACTACGCTGCGGGCGTTGGCGGGGCTCTAGCGGGTCGTGGTGCGGACCTGTTCGTCATTGATGACCCCCACTCGGAGCAGGACGGCAAGAACAACTCCCGGTCTGCCTTTGATACAGCGTGGACATGGTTCCAAACGGGGCCGTTACAGCGGCTCATGCCGGGTGGGGCGATCATAGTTATTATGACGCGGTGGTCGCTCGTTGACTTGACTGGACGCCTGCTGACGTACCAGATGAAGAACCCCGACGCGGACCCGTGGGAGATAGTTGAGCTACCGGCCATCCTCAACGAGAACGAGGAGAATGAGAAATCCCTGTGGCCGGAGCAATGGCCGCTTGAGTCATTGAAGGCAACCAAGGCCAGCCTGGACCCTCCATTTTGGAACGCGCAGTATATGCAGCAGCCATCGTCTGATACGGCGGCTATAGTCTCACGCAAGCACTGGCGCACATGGGAAGCGGACGACCCACCCACATGTAGCTACGTCATCCAGTCTTGGGACACTGCGTTTGAGACTAAGAACACAGCAGACTATTCTGCATGTACGACCTGGGGGGTGTTCTACAATGAGCAAGAAGGTGACTCGCCGCAGTTAATACTGTTGGATGCGTTCAAGGATCGGATGGCGTTCCCAGAACTAAAGCAAGTCGCGCTCAAGCATTGGAAGGAATGGCAACCCGATGCGTTCATCGTTGAGAAGAAAGCTGCTGGCGCTCCGCTGATCCAAGAGTTGCGTAACATGGGCATCCCGGTGCAAGAGTTCTCCCCCAGCCGGGGCAACGACAAGATGGTGCGGTTGAACGCAGTAGCGGACTTATTCTCGTCGGGCAAAGTATGGGCACCCGATACCCGCTGGGCCAGAGAAGTTATTGAGGAAATGGCGTCATTCCCTGTTGGTGAGTATGACGACTACGTAGATACTACTACGCAGGCATTACTGAGATATAGGCAAGGCGGGTTTATATCCCTGGCTACCGATGAGCAAGACTCGACCAAAATGTTTAAGCGCAGGCATTCTGCGTATTACTAAGGAATATCGTGGCTGATAAAAAAGACAAGTTGGATGCCAGTCGGGAGATGATGGACTATACCCCCGGCATGATGCAGTCTTTATCGGAAGAAGGCTATAACCCGCGCACATTTAGACCACTAACCCCCGCACAAAAGAAACAGTTACCCTATACGCTTGCAGGCGCTACTAATCTTCAAGGCATTGCAGCATTGCCAATGGATGAAAATACTGGTGGTTCTACTTTGCGTAGTTCCGCTAAGTCTGGTCGGGACAAAGGTTCATCCCTACTTAAGATTAATTCAAGCCCAAATCCGTATAGTAATGACTTTAAAGGCGTAGCTGCCCATGAAGCAGAACATGTACTAGGTAACCAAGGGTTAGGAGTAGCTTCCAACATCAATGGCGTTTGGGATAACATGATGGCAGGGTCGAGTGTTTCAAGAAATCAGGTTGTTAATCGCTTGATTGAGCATGCGCCATACCTGCAAGAAAAGTGGGGACTTGCGCCTGTTGATGTTAAGGAAGGCTATTTTTCTTCTAATGTACAAGGACGCCGCGATTCGCCTAATTACTTGTACGAACAGTTTGCCACGTTGTCTGCGCTAGAACAAGCACAGAATAAACGGCTTACGGATGACCCGTATGTTCGCAAACACATATTAAAAACACCTGACGAACGTTCCGCATACAATGCACTAACGGGGCTTCGGCAATCACGGCTTGATGCTAAAGACCTACCGCCCTATACGAGGCAACCGGACAAGACTGATCCGTTATTTTTGGATCGTGTTAAGCAAATGATGGGGTTTGCTAATGGCGGTATGATACCTGATCAAAGCCGACAGAAACTAATTTAAGGAATATCGTGGCTACAAATATGGACAAGGCTTTAACCCAAGCTCCTGCGGGGCTTGAGGCACTAGCGCAAGATGAATCTCCCATTGAGATTGAGATTGTTGATCCTGAAGCGGTTCATATTGGTATTGGGGATATGGATATTGACATTGAAACGGGGGATAGCGAAGGAGATTTCAACGCTAACTTGGCCGATGAGATGACCTCAAGCGCCTTGCAGTCTGTTGCAGGCGACTTGATTGATGATATTGAGAACGACAAGAACAACCGCAAGGACTGGGAGAAGGTCTATACCGAGGGACTGAAGCTTCTGGGCTTGCAGTACGAGGAAAGGACCGAGCCGTGGAACGGCGCATGCGGTGTGTTCCACCCCATGATCACAGAAGCTGTTGTTAGGTTCCAGTCTGAGACGATCACGGAGACTTTCCCTGCTCAAGGCCCGGTGCGGACCAAGATTTTGGGCAAAGAAACGCCTGAGAAGAAAGAAGCTGCGTTCCGTGTCGAGGAAGACATGAACTATGAGCTTACTGAGGTGATGCGCGAGTTCCGGCCAGAGCATGAGCGCATGCTTTGGAGCTTGCCAGCCACAGGTTCGGCGTTCAAGAAGGTGTATTACGACCCCTCGTTGGGTCGGCAGGTGTCTATGTTCATCCCAGCGGAGGATATTCTCCTGCCATATGGCACAACTGACTTAGATACGTGCTACCGCGTGACGCATGTCATGCGCAAGACCAAGAATGAGGTCTTGAAACTGCAAAAAGCTGGCTTTTATCGGGATATTGAACTGCCCGATGCACCTAAAACCCACGAAGACATCAAACAAGCCAAGGACAAGGAGACTGGCTTCAGCGATTTGAACGATGATCGCTTCACGATTTACGAAAGTCATGTTGATCTTGACCTTGAAGGTTACGAAGACGCGGATGACGGCGAACTTACAGGCATTGCGCTTCCGTATGTTGTAACTTTGATCAAGGGCACCAATGACATCCTGGCTATTAGGCGCAACTGGAAAGAAGACGACAAATTACAGCTTAAACGGCAGCATTTTGTCCACTACCAGTACATTCCGGGGTTTGGCGCATACGGGTTCGGGCTTTTCCACCTCATTGGGGGGTTCGCAAAGTCGGCTACCAGCATTATGCGACAGCTTGTGGACGCAGGCACACTTTCCAACCTGCCCGGTGGACTCAAGTCACGCGGACTGCGCATCAAAGGCGACGATACCCCCATTGCCCCCGGAGAATTCCGGGACGTAGACATTGGCTCGGGTGCGTTGCGCGACAACATCTTGCCGCTGCCATATAAAGAACCCAGCGCTGTTCTTGCAGGGTTGCTGGACAAAATCGTGGAAGAAGGCAGGCGGTTTGCTGCCACCGCTGACGTTAATGTCAGTGATATGGGGGCACAGGCACCCGTTGGCACCACCCTTGCGATCCTTGAGCGCCAACTTAAGGTTATGACGGCGGTTCAGGCGCGGTTGCACTATGCGTTCAAACAAGAACTGCGGCTGCTGTCGGTCATCATCCGTGACTACACGGACCCAGACTATGACTACGACCCCGACACGGCTACGCGCAAAGCCAAGAAGGAAGACTACGAACAGGTAGACATCATCCCTGTCAGCGACCCCAATGCGGCCACTATGAGCCAGCGGGTTGTGCAGTACCAAGCGGTTATCCAGATGGCGCAGATGGCACCTGACATCTACGACTTGCCGCAACTGCATAGAAACATGTTAGATGTGCTGGGTATCAAGAATGCGGACAAACTGGTGCCGTTGCCGGACGACCAGAAGCCCAAAGACCCTGTGTCGGAGAACATGGCGGTGCTCAAAGGTGAGCCGTTAAAGGCGTTCATCTATCAAGACCATGAGTCGCACATCAAAGTACACAGCATGATGATGCAAGACCCGTTGGTCATGGAGTCCATAGGGCAAAACCCCAAAGCTCCGCAGATGCAAGCAGCGCTTACCGCGCACATTGCTGAACACACGGGCTACCGCTACCGCCAACAGATTGAACAGCAACTTGGGTTGGCCCTGCCACCTGAAGACGCGAAGATGCCCCCTGAAGCTGAAATGGCGTTGTCGTCCATGATGGCACAGGCTGCACAACAAGTTCTACAGCAAAACCAAGCCAATCAGCAACAGCAGCAAGCGCAACAACAAGCGCAAGACCCTGTGCTGCAAATGCAACAACAAGAACTTCAGATCAAGCAGCAAGAGCTACAACTTAAGCAGCAAGAACTGCAAATGAAAGCCCAGCAAGCCCAACAGCAGTTGCAACAGACTGCGCAGATTAAACAGCAAGAACTGCAACTTAAGATGCAGCAAGCACAGACCCAAGCGCAGCAAGCACAGACGCAAGCTCAACTGCAAGAAAGAAAACTGCTGGCTGATACCACCGCCAAATCTGATCAGATGGAACTTGAACAGCAAAAAGCAGCGTTGCAGATGCAGCTTGAGGGCATGAAGTTGGGCAACAAAACAGAAGAAACAAAACGTCAGCTTTCAGCCCAGCAGCAACAAGCCGGGGTGAAGATGGGCATAGACGTTGCCAAGAGTAAGGAAGATCGCGAAGCAGCCGCCCGGTTAGCCGCGCTTAATTACACCAAGGAGAAGGCGATTAAATGATCCACAACTTTGTTCGCGTAATCAAAGAAAAAATACGCACTGACATGAACAACTATGCCGATGACTTGGCTAGTGGGACATGTCGCAATTTTGAAGAGTATCAAAAACTCTGCGGCACTATTCATGGTCTAGCTATCGCAGAGCGTTACATCCTTGACCTTGCAGCAAAACTTGAAAGCGAAGATGAGTAACTTTATCCTACCTCCGGGGCTGGTGTTGCCACGCCCCATGCAAATGGCTGAAGAGCCCACAGACGACGCATCTGACGAACAGAAGGCTACTTCGATCCCCACGCCTACGGGCTGGAAGATTCTGTGCGTTGTGCCGGATGTTGTAGACACCTACGAGAACTCCAGCATTATTAAAGCTGAAGCGTCCATGCGGACAGAAGAGCATGCCACCACGGTGCTGTTTGTGGTGAAGGTTGGGCCAGACGCATACAAGGATGCCGCTAAGTTCCCTGCCGGTGCTTGGTGTAAGGAAGGTGACTTTGTGTTGGTTCGTGCGTACTCAGGCACACGTTTCAAGATTTACGGCAAAGAGTTTCGACTGTTGAACGACGATCAAGTTGACGCAGTTGTGCAAGACCCACGCGGACTTTCCCGCGCTTAACGGAGAAACAAATGGCGGATAACTTTAAGTTCCCTGACGAACAGGAAACGGAAGACATTGAGATTGAGATCGTAGATGACACTCCCGAAAAGGATCGTGGGCGCAAGCCGCTTGATCGCAACGTGGATGATCCTACCGACGATGAAATTGAAAATTACTCGGACAAAGTAAAAGTTCGGATCAAAGAACTTACGCATGCGCGGCATGATGAGCGGCGAGCCAAGGAAGCAGTCTTGCGTGAACGCGCAGAATTGGAAAATTTTGCTCAACAGCTAATCAACGAAAACAAGAATCTCAAGCAGTACGCCAACAATGGTGCGCAACAATTTGCTGAAACTATCCAGCAAGTGGCGGGCACTGAGCTTGAGATGGCGCGGCGTAACTACAAGGCTGCGCAAGAAGCATTTGATACTGATGCCATCATTGCAGCACAGGAAGCACTGACTGACGCTAAACTTAAACTAGCTTCTGCAAACAATTTTAGGCCAACCCCTTTACAAGTTGAAGACAATCAGGTACAAATGCGTCAACCCGCTCCCAAAGCGGTGCAACCAGATGACAAAACTCTGCGCTGGCAGGCAAAAAACCAGTGGTTTGGTTCACCAGGGAACGAAGAATTAACCAGCTTTTCACTAGGGCTGCATCAAAAATTAGTGAACTCGGGGGTTGACCCCCGCTCTGATGAGTACTTCGAGCGCATTGATGCTCGCATGAAAGCAACATTTCCTGATGTATTTGGTGGTGCTACGCGAAGACCAGCATCTGTGGTGGCTCCTGCGGGACGTTCTACCGGAACCAAGCGCGTCCAAATGACTGCTACGCAAATGGCGTTAGCTAAGAAGTTTGGTTTGACCCCACACCAATATGCTGAACAAGTAGCTCGACTGGAGAATCAAAATGGCTGATCCCCGCATCCCCCGTGACTTAGTTGCACGCGATAAAACTGTTCGTGCTGTATACGTACCGCCGAGCGCACTACCTGATCCTACCCCTGAGCCGGGGATGTCGTTTCGTTGGATTGCTACGCACGTTCTAAATCAAGCAATTCCGGCAAACGTATCTAAGCAAATGCGGGAAGGCTGGGAGCCAGTCAAAGCTGTTGATCATCCTGAGATGTTGTACTTGGGTTCAACTGCGGGCAATGTCGAAATTGGTGGGCTTATGTTATGCAAAATGCCAACTGATCGCGTGGAAGCCCGTGGCGACTACTACAACAAACAAGCAGCTACACAGATGGAGTCTGTGGAAAATAACTTCATGCGAAACAATGACCCCCGCATGCCCTTGTTTGCAGACAAGAAGTCTTCAAGCACTCGCGGCAGTAGTGGGTTTGGTACAGGTTCTAAATAACTTACAGGAGTCTTAAATGGCTTACCCCAATATTGATGCTGCATACGGTTTCAAACCCGTAAACCTAATTGGCGGTCAGGTGTTTGCTGGTTCAACCCGCAATATCCCGATTGCCTACAACTACGGAACCGCCATTTATTACGGCGATTTTGTTAACATCGCCAGTGGCTTTGTCGCAAGCATTGCCAACACGATTGCCACTCCCACGGTTGGCGTGTTCCTGGGTTGCTACTACACCAATCCGACGACTAAACAACGTCTGTGGTCGCAGTACTACCCTGGTAGCATTCTGGCTGGTGACATCACGGCTATCGTTGCTGATGATCCAGACATGGTTATGCGTGTTGCTGTCACTGCTGCTGCTGGTTCTACCGTCATTGCTTCGGCTTCGGCGTTGAACGTTGGCATCAACATGGCAGGTAACACCCTGACTGGTAGCGCTTCTACAGGCAACTCAGCGGGTGCGGTTGTAGCTCTGGCTACCACTGCTGGTAACTTCCGAGTTCTGAATCTGGTTCCTGACACGCAGATTAGCTCTTCGGCTACTTACGTTTCTGGCACCGGCACCACTACCTTGACGGTTTCCGGTCTAAGTGTTGGTCAGGTTTTGCCAATTGGTACGGACATTTGGCAGGTTGCGTCGGGCGGTCAGTTGCAGTTCACGGGTTCTACCCTGACGGCAGCAGCTACTGTTTCTTCGGCGACTTCACAAGCACTGACGGTTACCGCTTCGACGGTTACCACTGCCGGTACGCTTGCGTTGATCCAGACTCCTGAAGTGCTCGTCAAGATCACTTTTGGCTCGCATCGCTATTACGTCGCCTAATAAGGAGCTAAATCATGGCTATTTCACGCGCACAACTACTTAAAGAACTGCTCCCAGGGCTTAATGCCTTGTTCGGCCTGGAATACACTCGTTACGGCGAAGAGCATAAGGAGATTTATGACATTGAATCTTCTGAGCGTTCGTTTGAAGAGGAAACCAAGCTGTCGGGCTTCTCCGCTGCTCCGGTGAAGAACGAAGGTTCTGCAATTTCTTATGACAATGGTCAGGAAGCTTGGACCGCACGTTACAACCACGAAACCATTGCCCTGGGTTTCTCCATCACTGAAGAAGCGATGGAAGACAACTTGTACGACAGCCTGTCTGCTCGTTACACCAAGGCGCTGGCTCGCGGTATGGCGTACACCAAGCAGGTTAAGGCTGCGGCTATCCTAAACAACGGCTTTAACCCGTCAATTCTTGGCGGTGATGGCGTTCAGTTGTTTTCGACGGCTCACCCGCTGATCTCTGGCGGCACCAATAGCAATCGTCCTGCGACTGCTGCTGACTTGAACGAAACCTCGTTGGAAAATGCTGTGATTCAAATCGCAGCGTGGACTGATGAGCGTGGACTGCTGATCGCCGCCAAGCCCAAGAAGCTGATCATCCCGCCTGCGCTGATGTTCGTTGCTACTCGTCTGTTGGAAACGTCGCTGCGTGTTGGCACGACCGACAACGATATCAACGCCATCAAGAACAACGGCTCGATCCCTGAAGGCTACACGGTCAATCACTTCTTGACCGACACCAACGCCTGGTTCCTGACCACCGACGTTCCTAACGGCATGAAGCACTTTGTGCGGACCCCGCTGGCAACTTCTATGGATGGAGACTTTGATACTGGGAACACTCGGTACAAGGCTCGCGAGCGTTATAGCTTCGGCTACAGCGATCCGCTGGGCATGTACGGTTCGCCCGGTTCGACCTGATTGAACTGCAAGACAAAGCCCACTTCGGTGGGCTTTTTTACGTCTGGACTTGCATTCTAAAAACACCTGTGCTATAAACAGTTACCGGACCCCCGGTACATCAAACCGCTCCGGTCGGGCGACATGCAGATTGATGTACTTAACTCGCATGTGAGGCACTAAAAAT